GTTACAAAGTACATTACAGATCTATGTAATAACCACAGTACGAAACTAATATACTCATCTTCTGCTGCTAATTACGGAACTAACAATGAATATCCCTCTAACTTATACGGATGGAGTAAGTATGCTGGAGAAGGGTATGTTACCTCTAATAACGGAATTGCTCTTCGCTACTTTAACGTATACGGACCTGGTGAAGAGCATAAAGATAAGATGTCATCTGTAGCATACCAAATGTACATAAAATACAGTATTGGAGAGAGTATAAAACTATTCCCCAAAAAACCTCTACGTGATTTTATATACGTTAAAGATGTGATATCCGCAAATATATTTGCAATGGAATCTTACGATTGTCATCGTGGAAAATGGTACGAAGTAGGTTCTGGTGAACCTAGAGGATTTGAAGACAAGATGAATATTATGGAGATCCCCTTTAAATACCATAGCGAAGATATTATTCCAACCGGTTACCAATTCTACACATGTAGTAGTAAAAGTAAATGGATGAAAGGATGGAATCCTGAGTATAGCTTAGAGAAAGGCTTGTCAGAATATAGTAAATATTTAAAAAAGAAACAATATGAAACCAAGTAATCCTAATTTTTGGACTAATGTAAAAGGACAAATAACCCTCAGAAACTTAGAAATAGAAGAGAAAGTATACAGACATAATATATTCCGTAGCTGGTTTAACCGTATAATAGATGAAGCTATTGTAATATACTATGAGATATACGATTGCCATTCAGGTAACTATATCGACGACTCGTTATACCAAAGAGAGGGTTGTTATATTAAAAAAGATGATATTGTACTAGATTTAGGAGCTAATATAGGTATATTTTCAAGATTCGCTAGTGATAAAGGAGCTAAAAAAGTATATTCATTCGAACCTGTTCAAGAAAACTTTAAACTACTATCTCTAAATATACCTGACAACTGCGAAGCTCATAAACTCGCAATATCTAATGAAGACAACAAAACTGTTAGTATTGCATATAAACCCGATTGCCCCGGAGGTAGCTCAATACACAAACACGATGACGGTATATTACAAAAGTGTATGACTATGACAATTACTACGCTAATAAAAAATAAACTGATACAGCAACCAGACTTTATTAAAATGGATATAGAAGGAGCAGAAACACTCGCATTCAAAGGTATAACAGATACAGTATTAAAGAAGACTAGGTGTATTGCTATGGAGATGCATAATAATGTTATAGGGGATGAGGGGGTAGACTACATTTATAGTAGGTTAACAAAACTAGGGTTTACATCATTCACACTACATAACCCAGACAAGAACAACATAGTCTGGTTTACTAATAAAAATATAAAATAAAAAAAAATGGAAAACAAAAAACTTACAGCATATGAGATTCAATGTATTAAAAATCTCCAAACCGAGACACAGAAAGTAAAAGATACTCTCGGAGCGATAGCGTTTAGAGAAATTGAACTTAACGACGCTAAACAAGCACAGACTGACGCATATAGGAACCTTAAAGTAGAGGAAGTGAGGTTAGGGAAAGCTTTAGAACATAAATACGGTTCAGGAAATATTAACCTAGACGACGGAACATTTACTCCCGACCCTGTACCAACGAAAGCAGTATAAATTGATGTCCTATAAATGCAGGAAAAAAGAGAGATGTTTTACGTCTCTCCTTCCTATTTATAAACAGTTAACCTATTATAATAACGTAACAGGTTTTAGGAAAAATTACTATATTTATAAAAGACATTAAATAAACTTCAAAAAACATGGCAGAAGCAATTATCTCTCCAGGTGTATTCACAAGAGAAAACGACATTTCATTTATCCAACCAGCCCCGGTAGAAGCTGGTGCAGCTATTATTGGACCTGCAGTAAAAGGACCGGTAGAAAAACCAACATTAGTAACATCGTATAATGACTATGTTAGAAGATTCGGAGCACCATTCGAATCAGCTTCTACATCATACGAGTTTATGACTTCTATTGCAGTTAAGAACTACTTCTCACAAGGAGGTAATTCAGTACTAGTAACAAGAGTTGTAAACGGAACCTTTGATCCTGCTACCACTACTCATATCTCATCATCAGATAATAGTAGTATACAGCCTTTCGTTCTAGAAACTTTAGGAGAAGGTCTTATCTTTAACAACTCTACAGCACTTCTAGATCCAGGAGCTGAAAATAGCGACGGATCTTTAGTATCTGGTTCTGCTGATAACTTAAGATGGGAAGTATCAAACATAAGTAACTCACAAGGAACGTTTAGCTTGAGTATACGTCAAGGAGACGATAATACAAAGAGTAAGACAATCCTAGAGACATTTAATAATGTATCACTAGATCCAAACAGCTCAAACTATATAGAGTCAGTAATCGGTAACCAATCTTCTACCTTAGTAACAGGCGGTGACGGTACATACATCAGAACATCTGGAGAATACATTAACAGATCTAACTACGTAAGAGTATCGGGAGTTAACTTAAAGACTTTAGACTATTTAGCAAACGATGGCGTAACAGTAAATATAGATACAAACGGAGTATCTTATAGCGGCTCTCTTCCGATTGTAGAATCCGGATCATTCTTTGATGCACTTGGAGGGATTGCAGATGGAGCTAACTTCTTCGATAATATTAACGATACAGATACACAAGGACTTGTAGCAACAGATTATACAGATGCTATAGACCTACTTACAAATAAAGAAGAATACATATTCAACATTATATCTGCACCAGGACTTGCTTACAACTTTGCATCACATATTACACCAATCGATTCAATCATTTCTCTTGCAGAAGGAAGAGGAGATTGTGTAGCAGTAGTAGATGTACAAGAGTATGGAGCAACAGTAAGTAATGTAGTAGCTAAAGCAACAACATTAAATAGCTCTTACGCAGCAACTTACTGGCCATGGCTACAGACAGTATCCGCAACAGGTAGGAACGAATGGATACCAGCTTCAGTTGTCATACCAGGAGTATACGCCTTCACAGATAATAGTACAGCACCTTGGTTCGCACCAGCAGGACTTGTAAGAGGAGGAGTAGCAGGAGTTATTCAAGCAGAAAGACGACTAACAAGAACTCAAAGAGATACTTTATATTCAAACAAGGTAAATCCAATAGCTTCTTTCCCAGGACAAGGAATATCAGTATTCGGTCAGAAGACACTACAGACTAAAGCATCAGCATTAGACAGAGTAAATGTAAGAAGATTGTTAATTGAATTGAAAAAATTTATTGGAGACCAATCAAGAAACTTAGTATTCGAACAAAATACTATTGCAACAAGAAACAGATTCTTAGCAACAGTTAACCCATACTTAGAATCAGTAGTACAGAGACAAGGTCTTTATGCTTACAGAGTAGTAATGGACGATACAAACAATACAGCAGACGTAGTAGATAGAAATCAATTAATAGGTCAAATCTTTATTCAACCAGTAAAAACTGCAGAATTTATAGTACTAGACTTCACAATTGAACCAACAGGAGCAACATTTGCAGGATAATTTAAAACAACAATATTTATAATAAACAAACAAAATGGCAGTATTAGACGCAAACGAAATAATGTTTAGAGCCTTTGAACCAAAGGTACAAAATAGATTTATCATGTATATGGACAATATTCCATCATTCATGGTAAAAACAGTAACAGCTCCTTCTTTTGAAGACGGAGAGGTAGTACTAGATCACATCAACTCTTACCGTAAGATTAGAGGAAAGAGAGTGTGGGGAGATATGGATATGACATTATACGATCCAATAACACCATCAGGAGCTCAAGCAGTGATGGAATGGGCAAGACTATCTTACGAATCAGTTACTGGTCGTGCCGGATACTCAGACTTCTACAAAAAAGATTTAACACTTAACGTTTTAGGTCCCGTAGGAGACATAGTTTCAGAATGGATAATCAAAGGTGCATTCATTAAAACTATGGCACAAGGTTCTTTTGACTGGTCAGCACCAGATGCAGTAGAACTTACAATGACAGTAGCAATGGACTATTGCGTATTGAATTACTAATATTAGCCAATATATAACTAAAAGCTCGATTAATTTCGGGCTTTTGTTGTTTTAAAAAAGTATTCTTCGTATATTTATATTTAGAACTAGTTTTAATTAATAAAATTTATGGAACAAACACAAAAATTCCCTAGCGAAGTAGTGGATCTACCTTCACAAGGAAAACTCTACCCAGAAGACTCACTTCTAGCATCAGGTACAATTGAAATGAAGTACATGACAGCAAAAGAAGAGGATATTCTAACAAATCAAAACTTTATAGAAAGAGGAGTAGTTATCGATAAACTCCTACAGGCATTAATTGTAGATAAAAAAATAGACTACAACGAACTGTTAGTAGGAGATAAAAATGCTTTATTGATCGCAGCACGTATCTTAGGTTACGGAAAAGACTACCAATTTGACTATGCAGGAGAAAAGGAAACTATCGACTTATCGTTATTAGAGAATAAACCTCTACATAAAGATATTAAGAAAGCAAAAGAAAACAGTTTCAACT